CCGTCGGGAGGCTTGTCCCCCGAACACAGCACAGGGCCCCATGATCAGCGATTATCTCAAAGCCAAATTGGCCGTGGAAATCCCGGCCATTCTCACCGCGACCAGCCACCTCGAGGGTGGCCGCCAGGTCATCAGGATCAACGGAGAGACCGTGGTTGTCGGTCCCTTCGCTTCTGACAACGAGGTCGAGGCTGGCATCCGCAACGCGCTCGATATTTTCCCGCCGCCATTAGGCGATCTGCACGGCATGGCCACTGGCTTGATGCGGACGAGCCCGACCACGCCGCTGCCCGCGGTCAACCTAACGGAACCAAAACCGATGGCCAATCTTACCGGAAGCTACAAGCCCGGCTCACTGAAGGCGCTACTGCAGGGCGTCAAGGATCGCACCGAGGCCGTGATGAGCGGCGCCGTTGCCGACATCACGGATCTGCACAAGACCCTCGATCACGTCGAAGGCATATCGCGCGACACCCAGAAGACCACCACCGACATCCGCGCCGAACTGCACGGCATGACAAACTTCAACGATGACGACGAAGCGTAAGCCGGCCAAGAAACGCAGCGGACGCCAAGGACGCCAGGAGGGTGGAAAGCCCCCCACCAAGCGCAAGACCGGTCGACCTTCATCCTTCACCCAGAAGACCGCAGACCTGATCTGCGCATTGCTCTCTGAGGGACAAAGCCTTCGCAGGATCTGCGAGAGCGCCTCGATGCCGAGCAAGCAGACGGTCTTGAAGTGGTTGGCGAGCCCCGAGCGCGCTGAGTTTCTTGCCCAGTATGCGCGCGCGCGCGAGGAGCAGGCCGATTTCTACGCCGAGGAGATCATCGAGATCTCCGACGAAACCAGCCACGACACCAAGCTCGATGGCGACGGCAACGAGCGCCAGGACACCGAGTGGATCTCCCGATCGAAGCTGCGGGTGAACACCAGGCAGTGGCTGATGGCCCGCATGGCGCCGAAGAAGTACGGCGACAAGATCACCACCGAGCTGAAGGGCAACCTGACGCTGTCGCATGAGGACGCACTCGACCGGCTCGACGACGCATGACGGAGATGAGCGAGAAGGACCGCAGGGTCCGCAAGCGGCTGCGTGATGATTTCATCCACTATTCGCGCATGATCCTGAAGATCCGAACCAAGGCCGGCGAGGTGCTGCCGTTCGAGTTGAACCAGGCGCAGCTCTATCTGCACGAGCGCCTGGAGCAGCAGCTGGTTGTCACCGGCCGGATCCGCGCGCTGATCCTGAAAGGTCGGCAGCAGGGCGTCTCGACCTACATCGGCGGCCGCTATTACTGGAAGGCGACGCACAAGCGAGGGCGTCGGGTTTTCATCCTGACGCACGAGCAGCCGGCGACCGACAACTTGTTTGGCATGGTCGAGCGCTACCACGACAACTGCGACCCGATCTGCAAGCCTCGGACGGGAGCCGCAAACGCCAAGGAACTATCGTTCCCCGGTCTCGACAGCGACTATGCCGTTGGAACGGCCGGCACCAAGGCTGTGGGGCGCTCCCAGACGGTGCAGCTGCTGCACGGCTCCGAGGTGGCGTTCTGGCCCAACGCTGCTGCGCACTTCGCTGGCGTCGTCCAGGCAGTGCCTGATCTGCCTGGGACCGAGATCCTACTCGAAAGCACGGCCAACGGGTTGAGCGGCGAGTTCTACGAGCGATGGCAGGTCGCCGAGGCCGGCAGCGGCGACTACATCGCGATATTCATCCCGTGGTTCTGGGATCCCGGCTATCGCCGGCGAGTGCCCGATGGTTTCACGCTCAACGAGGCCGAGCAGGAATATGCCGGCCTCTACGGCTGCGACGTGGAGCAGATGGTCTGGGCTCGCGCCAAGCGTATCGAGCTGAAGGATCCGCTGCTGTTCATGCAGGAATATCCGGCCACCGCGGCCGAGGCGTTCCAGTCGACCGGCCACGACAGCTTCATCAAGGCCGCCGACGTTCTGAGGGCGCGCAAGACATCACACGAGGGCCACGGCCCACTGATCCTCGGCGCCGATCCGGCGCGCTTCGGAAACGACGGCTTCGCGCTGTCCTGGCGCCAGGGCCGCAAGGTCAGCAAGACCGAAACCAGGCACGACCTCGACGTCGTCGCTGGCGCCGGCTGGATCAAGCAGGTGATCGACACCGACAACCCGGCCAAGGTGTTTGTCGACGTGGGCGGCCTCGGCGCCGGCACCGTCGACATCCTGCACAGCTGGGGCGGCGTCTACCTGGCAAAGGTCGTCGGCGTGAACTTCGGCTCCGAGCCGATCACGCCTCAGGTCGTGCTGGAGGACGGCAGCAGGAACGCCGGCCACCGCAACCGGCGTGCCGAGATGTGGGCCTCGTCGAACGATTGGCTGAAGGACGAGGGCGGCGCGGATCTTCCCGACGACGATCGGCTGCAGGCCGACGCCTGCGGGCCTGGCTACAGCTACGATATGTACCAGCGCCTGCAGCTGGAGAGCAAAGAACACATGCGCGCCCGCGGCGTCCGATCGCCGGACGCATGGGACGCGACCGTGCTGACGTTCGCCGAACCAGTCTTCGACACAAGCAACGAGGCGCCGCGAGAACGCAGGCGCCCAGCATCGTGGCAGGGATCGTGACCGAACCCGAGTTCTACAACATTGCACCTGGAGAGACCGCCTTGACCCACCGCACCGCGCGAGTTGACGGCACGCTGTTCAACATCTTCGACAGCCAGGCGGGCGCCGATCGGTTCATCGATAATACCCCAGGCGACATCAGCGTCATCGTCCGCGGTCGGACGCTGATGATGCGTCGCGACGGTTTCGAGATGATCACCAACACCGCCGGTGTCGTCTCCAACGCCAAGGAGGGCGGCGTCCAGGCCGCTGGCCAGGCGCTGCTCGACGAGGTCGAGGCCATGATCAAGCTGGAGCTGGCGCCGCCGCCGACCGACTTTCCAACCATTTCGTTCCGGCCGATCGACGCGCATGCTGCGAGGAGCAACGAATGAACTACACAGCACACCAGATCCAAGACGAGAGCGGACGCCCCACCTGGCACGCACTGCATCGCAAGGGCACCATCGGCTCATGGCGAACCGTGCGCCACTGCAACGGTCTTGCCATCAGCTTCCCAAGTCACGCGATTGCGTTCGACCGTGCCTGCGAAGCCTGGGAGGCCTCGTGCGCCAAGTGGCGGGCCTGAGGTGGCTGATTTCAGCTCGCTGCTGCTACCGAACTCCGATCCGCAAGCCTCCCAGCCGCAGGGTGGCACCAATTTCTTCACCGGGGTGATGGCGCAGCCTGCGTCCAACCTTGAGGCGGCATCTCAGCTGCTGAAGCTGAACCCGCAGGAGCAGGCGCTCTATCAGCGTCACCTCGACAATCTGCGTGGGCCTGGCGGCGTCGACAATCCGCCGACGGCTGAAGAGCCGCAGGGATCCCGATCCTCGCTCTATGCGAGCGTGCAGAAGGGGCCGGGCAACAAGTTTTACACAGTGCCGACGGTCTGGGACGGCAAGCGCGAGACGCAGCCCTACACGCGCCCCTCGGACGGTAAGGTGTTCGACGTTCCCAACGACACCGCGATGGCGAACATCGAGAAGGCTGGCTGGGACAAGTTTCCGTCGTATGCGACCGGCGAAGAGGCCGATGCCCGCTACCAGACGATGCATCATTTTATGGACGGCGACACCGGCCAGTACCTGGCCGCAAGGAAGCAATGATTGATGGCTAAAGCCAAGAAACCTCTCCGGAAGGCACCGAAGGACGTCGATGACGACGGCGTCCGCGATGATGACGTCGCCTATGGTGACAAGCCCGAGGAAGGCGACGAGGAGGAAGAGGTCACCGACGAAACCGGCGACGATGACGACGATGACGACGATCGGGCCGATGAGACGAAATGGCCAGAGATCCATCGCGAGGCGATGCACGAATACGAGCGTGGCTGGGAGCGCGAGCACACCAACATCCAGGAAGCCTACGACGACCTGCGTTTTCGCCGCGGTCGCGTAACCGACCAGTGGGATCCCGATGCCCTGCGCGATCGCCAGGGCCGGCCGACCCACGTCAACAACAAGATCCCGCAGTTCATCCGCCAGGTCACCGGCGACCAGCGGAAGATGCGCCCCGCCATCCAGGTGGTGCCGACCGATAGCGGCGCCGACCAGGACGTCGCCGACGTCCGCAGCGGCATCATCCGCTACGTCGAAAACCGCAGCCACGCCAAATGGGTCTATAACCAGGGCGGCGACAGCCAGGTGGCCTGCGGCATCGGTCACTGGCAAGTCGAGACCGAATATGCCCACGCCGGCACGTTCAACCAGGAGATCCGGATCTCGCTGATCGAGGACGGCGTCGCTGTGATCTGGGACGCTGACGCAAAGCTGCTGACCCGCGAGGACGCTAACCATTGCTTCGTGCCCGAGGACCGCACCACCGCGGCCTTCAAGCGCGACTGGCCGGAGGCGCAGACCGAAGGCTTCGACGTTTCGATGTGCGGCACCGGCCAGTCGAGCGCGTTCGATAGCTGGGCCCACGAAGACTACATCCGCCAGATGGTCTACTGGAAAAAGAAGCCCTACAAGCGCACGCTGGCGCTGATGCAGGACGGCTCCGTCGTTGATATGTCGGAGAAGACCGAGCATCTCGACGCCAAGCAGAAGAAGCAGTTCATCCGCGAGGGCAAGGCGCACGGCGTGCGCATCGAGATCCGCGACAGCTACCAGCTCTGCCGCTACCTGATGACCGCCGGCCAGATCCTTGAGGAGAAGGCCTGGAAGGGCATGCACATCCCGGTGATCCCGATCGTCGGCGAGGAGACGAGGATCCAGCGCGAGGTGCATCGCCAGGGCCTGGTGCGGCCGGTGAAGAACCTGCAGCAGATGGTCAACTATTACGCCTCGGCCGAGACCGAGGTCGTGGCGTTGCAGCCGAAGGCGCCGTTCCTCGGCACCAAGAAGATGTTCCAGGACCGCTACGACCTCTGGGACACTGCCAACACCGAGAACCACCCGTTCCTCGAATACACGGCAGACCAGCTGGTGCCGGGCGGCAAGCCCGAGCGCATCAAGCCTCCGGTCGCCTCCGAGGCGATCCAGCAGGGCGGCATCAACGCGGCCGAGGACATGAAACAGGTGCTAGGCATCTACAACGCCAACCTCGGCGCCAAGTCGAACGAGCAATCGGGCGTCGCAATCCGCGCGCGCGACCAGCAGGCCGATACCGGCACGTTCATCTACACCGACAACATGGCGCTGGCGATCATGCGAACCGGCACCATCATCGATGACCTGGCGACGCACGTCTACGACACCGAGCGCCAGATGCGGATCGTCGGCAACGATGGCAAGGCGGCTCTCGTCAACCTGAACAAGGTGGCGATGGCCGAGGGCAAGAAAACGATCGAGAACGACCTGTCGGTCGGCGCCTACGACGTTACGATGGAGCAGGGCCCGAGCTACCAGACCAAGCGCGAGGAAAGCCGCGACGGCATGATGGATTTCATCAAGGCCGTGCCGGCCTCCGCTCCGCTGATCGGCGACCTGGTGGCGCGGAACCAGGATTGGAACAACGCCAAGGAAATCGGCGAGCGGCTGCAGGCCATGCTGCCGGCGCCGATCCAACAGCAACTGAAGGCCGAGCAGGCCGCGCGCGAGCAGGCCTCCGGCAAGCCACCGAAGCCGCCGACGCCGCAGGAGCTGCAGGCCGCGCAGCAGCAGCAGCAAGCCGAGCAGGAGCAGAAGCAGCTGCAGGCTCAAGAGATCCAGCTCAAGATGGGCGAGCAAAAGGCCAAAACCGACAAGATGGAAGCGGAGGCTCGCCGCGCCAATGCCGAGGCGGATCTCGCCGAGCAGAAGGCCGCAGCCTACAAGGTCACCGTCGCCGGCATGCACATGGACGAGCTGCGCAAGATCGAAGGCAACGATCACGCGGTCGAGGACACCGTGCAGGCCCGCCAGCACGCCCAGGACGCGCATGAGGCCGACCAGATCCACGGCGGCCTCGATGCCGCCGGCAAGATCCACGGCCACGTCTCGACCGTCATGGGCTCGCGGCAGGGCCAGGAAGCGCATGACGCCGGCATGACGCAGGGCGCCGAGGCGCATGACGCCTCGATGGAGCAGGGCGCCCAGGCAGCAGAACAACAGGCCCAGGCCGCCCAGCAGAGCGCCCAGCCGCAACCAGGAGCAGCAGAGTGATCAAGCCGACCGTAGGCCGCGCTGGATCGGATCCAGCGCGACGTCGAGGCCTCGGGCAAGTGGGGCAAAACGCGAGACGACATCCAGAACGCCCGCGCCATCATCGGCGAGGGCAAGGGCTGGGTCGATCGGCTTGAGGCGGCAATGAAGAACGGCGCCGTTCTGCCAGCCTTGGGCGCGGCGATCATTGGGTCTGCGGGCATGCAGAGCAGCGACGCCAACGCCCAGTCGGCCGGTAGCCCCTATCAGATCCGCCCGAACCAGGACGGCACGCACAGCGTGATCAACATTCGCACCGGCCAGATCCACTTCACCGGAGCGCCGTCAGCGGCGAGCAACGCCCAGGCGTCACTCAACTACCGGAACCGGTAGGAGCTCGGGATTGGGCTTTGGGGCGTGCAGGACCGTAACCGGGCCGCCACCCACACGCCGGTACATCTCCTGCTCTTCGTCCCAGGTGTAGGGCGGCTCGAAATAGACGGCACCGTTATCGGCGGTTCGACGGACCATGGCGTCCTCCTGCTGGGGCAACAAAGTTATCAGACATCCGCGACCGGGTCCACAGGACCGATCGCCAAGAGCTTCGCTGGATCCGGCGCGCAAGGCGCTGGGCGACGCGATGATTACCGCCTTCGGGCGGCACGACGAGAGAGATCCCAACCATGACGACAGGCACAGAGCCGGCGGTAGCGCCGGCTGGTACCGATGCTGGCACTACGGTCATCGACACGGGCGGCGGCGCTTCGGCACCGTCCTCCACTGACGCTGACGGCATTCTCGACCTCGACGCACTGGCCAACGAGCAATCCGGCGCCAGCGACATCGAGGACGGCAGTCTTGAAGGCGATAACCCGGAGGCCGATGAGGCCAAGGCGCTGGCGAAAACGCCGGCCGAAACCCCCGAGGAGAAAGCCAAGAAGCTGTCCGGTTCACAGCGGGCGAAAATCAAAGAGCAGCGTTGGCTCGATGAGAAGGCCGCCTATGAACGAGAGCTCGAAACCCTGCGCGCACGAGGGACGACCACGAAGGCCCCAGCGGCCGGCGGCGTCGATCCCAACCTGCCGAAGGAAGAGGATTTTAACGGCGACTACTTCAAGTTCCAGCGAGCCCTTGACGTCTATGAGGTCAGGAATGCTGTGCAGGCAGACAATGAAGCCGCCCAGAAATCCCGCGAGGACGCCGTTACAGCTCAACGCGAGACCGAGCGCCAGAACGTCATCACGGTGGAACATCTTGAGCGAGTTGACGCGGCAAAGTTGGTGATCGCCGACTACGACCAAGTCATGGAAGGAATGAAGGGCGTCAATGTCACGGACAGCCTGATCGGTTTGATCAAGGCCTCCGATAACAGCGCAGTCATCTCCTACAAGCTCGCAAACGACCCCGAGCTGCTCGGCAAACTCGATCGGATGACACCTCTCCAGCAGGCCCGAGAAATCGGCCGCCTGGAGGTCTCCGAGCAGTTGCCCGAGCGCAAAACTGTTACCAAGGCCGATCCCCCGCTCACCAAACCGCGAGGCTCCGCTCCTGCCGTGAAAACGCAGGAAGCACAGCTGTCGTCGTGGTTGGACAAGAAATATCCCAACCGCAAAAAGTGAGCGGCCTCGGCCTCTGATCTGAAGGATCAAGGCTATGGTCAATACGACCCTTACCGCCAGCATCATTGCAAAAGCTGCTGTCGGCGTTCTCGAAAACGAACTCTTGATGGCGGGCAAAGTGTTCCGCGGTTTTGAAGATGAGTTCGACAAGAAGGTTAACGGCTACACGATCGGCGACACCGTCACGATCAAGAAGCCCACGGACTTCACCGTTCGTAGCACCATCACCGCGTCCCCCCAGGACGTGCAGGAAGGCAAGCTGTCGCTCCAGATCAACCAGGTCGCGGGCGTCGACTTCAAGTTCACCTCTCAGCAGCTCACGCTCAACATCGCGACGCTGACCGAGCGGGTGATCCAGCCTGCGATGGTTCAGATTGCCAACCAGATCGACGTCCAGGTGATGGCGATGTTCAAGGACATCCCGCAGTGGGTCGGCACCCCCGGCACGCTCATCCAGTCCTTCGCTGGTTTTGCCAAGGGCGCGCAGAATATGGATCAGCGCACGGTGCCGCAGGGCAACCGGACGGCGATCCTGGCTCCTGCGGATTACTGGGCGATGGCCGGTTCGCAGACCGCGCTGTTCTCACAGTCGATCAACAACAAGAGCTATCGGGAAGGCCAGATCGGTCTGATCGGCGGCATCGACACCTATATGTCGCAGAACACCCCGACCTTCACCGCCGGCCCGTTTGGCGGCGCTCCTGCCGTCAACGGCGCTGCCCAGAACACCGTGTATGATCTGACTGGCTCCAACACCCAGACCCTGATCACCAACGGCTGGACTGCGGCTGCGGCTGCTCGTGTGGTTGTCGGCGACGTCTTCACCATCGCTGGCGTGTTCGACGTCAACCCGGTGACGAAGGCAACGCTGCCGATCCTCAAGCAGTTTACTGTCGCTACTGGCAGCACGCTGTCCTCGGATGCCGGCGGCAACCTGACGATGACGATCTCTCCGCAGATCATCAGCTCCGGTGCGCAGCAGAACGTCTCTGCTGTCCCAGGTGCTGCTGCGGCGATCACCATGGTCGGCACCGCCAACACCGCCTACACGAACAACTTGTTCTTCGACAAGAATGCGTTCGCGCTGGCGATGGTCCCGATGGAGCGTCCGCCTGGTTCCGTTGACTGCTCGCGCGTGAGCAAGAACGGCATCTCGATCCGCGTCATCCCGTACTATGACGGCACCAACGACGTCAGCAACTGGCGTCTCGATGCCATCTTCGGCACGAAGACGATCGACAAGCGCCTCGCTGTGCGGGTGTCCGGCACCTAATCCCTGGAGAGGGATACCACGAGTGTTAAGCGGGGATGGCTTTAGGAGGCCTTCCCCGCCTTCTCTCTGTGCTAAAATGAAGGATCATGGCGTCCGCTTCTGGCTTTTTTACCCGAAGGTGCGGGTAAATTCGGGTCAGCATCTCACGCGCCTTCTTGTGTTGAACGCGCCATCTCCATTGCTGCTTATGTTTTGGATTTGTTGGCGCGCTCAAAACTCTGAATGATCCACCATAAGTGGCATGGAGCAATTCGATAATCTCACGGTTTGTCATATTGACCGTGATGCGTGGCACCCGACTATTCGGCCGCGCAGCGCCGCGCTTATCCACCGACAGGCAGCCTTCACCGTCGATGAGGCCAGCAAAGTATGCGTCGATGTTGCTCATGCTTGCCATCATATCATGGGTATTGGGGAGGGCAACACTAACCTCCCCATTTTCCCAATCTTTTCCACATCCAACCTGGAGTGCCTCATGGCCAAAGAAAACACCATCCCGACCTGGGGATACTCGAAAAACGGCGACAAGATTTTCGACCTCGCGCCCGGCGCGAGCTTGCCCGACGGCTACTTCGCGCACCCCGCAATGATCCGCGGCTCCGCTGCCGACAAGCAGATGCTCGCCGATGCCGAGAAGGAGGGCCTGACCGGCCACCAGTTCCAGCAGGCCGAGCCGAAGCCGTCCAATCAGGGCGGCAACAGGAAGTAAGCCCGCAAGGAAATCACCCCCAAGCCCTACGGCCGCAGGCATAAGTGCCCGTCTTTGGCCTCAGAGAGCATCACCCACCAACCACGAAGGAAAAGCAACGTGCTGAAATCCGTCCTTACCGAACTGCACGCCAACGAGGCGTTTCTGACCGCAACGCTGGTGGCCACTGGCCACCTCGACGTGAACTCGACCCCAGAACGCCTCGAGGTCGTACTGACTGAGATGCGCGCGGAGCTCGAGGCCGCCGGCATCGAGCCTCCGGCCGCACCGGCAGCGAAGGCGTAACATGAGCTACAATCGGGCCCAGATCGTCAGTCAGGCACTTACCAACCTCAGCATCCTCGCTGAGGGGCAGGCCGCGTCTGACAGCGACGTTTCAAAGATGGATGGCATTGTGAACGGCGCATTTGCGACGTTGGCTGCGCTCAATATCTATACCGTCGCCGACTACGGTAATCTGGGCCCGGTTGGTGGCAACATCGAGGACGAGGCCTTCCTGCCGCTCGCTACCTGGCTCGCCAGGAAGGCGTGCGAGGCCTTCAATCAGCCTGCCGACGAGAAGATGGAAACCGAGCTGCGCTTGGCCGTGGCGGATCTGGTGACAATCGCGGCGCCGCCGCGATCGAAGGCCCGCCTGAGCGTGGAGCCGGCGCTGCGCGGCAATGGATCTCGCGGCGCATCCGGCCGCTGGCCCAACAATGGTTAAGCGAACGATCCCGTTTGCCTCCCAGAGCGCGCCAG